CCCAAGGTGAATCAAATTATTACGCCGAAGTAATCAATCGTAAGTCTGCCTTCGTTTGGTGGATGGATCACACAAGCGATGGAACAAATTGGGGAAGCGAAGCTGCTGGTGTAGCATTTGATGCATTGGCAGATCCGGTTGAACATACGCTTCTTGGCGGTGTGGACGGTAACGACACATTAACAGATGGTAATATTGAAGCTGGTTACGATCTCTTCAACGTTGAAGAGTTTGACTTCAACCTTATCATCACAGCCGGTCATAGTTCAACAGTGGTGAGCTACTGCATTGACAACATTGCAGAATCCCGCCAAGATTGTGTTGTTTTGCTGTCGCCTCCGAAGGCTGCGGTTGTTAGCAACCCAGGCAGCGAACATACCGATATTTTGACCTATCGCAACGTCACATTGAATGCCAACTCAAGTTACGCATTCATGGACGGTAACTGGATCAAGAAATACGACAAGTACAACGATACGTACCGCTGGATCCCGGCAAACGGAGACGTGGCTGGTTTGATGGTGCGTACTGACGAAACACGCGATCCGTGGTTCTCACCTGCGGGTTTGAATCGTGGACAGATCAAGGGTGTTCGCCAGCTTGCATGGAACCCGAAGGAAGCTTACCGCGATGTGCTGTATCAAGCGGGAGTTAACCCAATCGTGTCGTTCCCTGGCCAGGGTGCTGTTCTCTTCGGAGACAAAACTCTCCAGTCCAAGCCTAGCGCATTTGACCGAATCAACGTTCGTCGCTTGTTCATTGTACTTCGTAAGGCTATTTCGCGCGCAGCGAAGTATATCCTATTCGAGTTCAATGATGAAGTGACACGTTCCCAGTTCCGTTCACTTGTTGATCCATTCCTGCGTGACATTCAGGGACGTCGTGGTATCTACGCTTACAAGGTAGTCTGCGATGCCTCAAATAACACGCCGCAAGTAATCGACACAAACGGTTTCAATGGTGACGTTTATGTGCAACCGGCACGTAGCATCAACTTCATTAAGCTGAACTTTATCGCCACAAGAACAGGCGTAAGCTTTGAAGAAATCGTTGGTAAATTCTAATAGGAGCCAAGAATGAGAAGCATTGTAGACTTTCGTGGTAAATTTTATGGCAGCGGAGTTCGTCCCAACTTATTCCGTGTGGTCATGAGATTTCCTCTCCTGGCGGGTGGCGGAGGCGAGGCAAGTGAACTTGTTAGCTTCCAGGCTGAATCGGCAAGTTTACCAGCAGATAAGCTTGGCGAGATTGAAGTTCCGTATATGGGACGTAAGTCCTATTACCCTGGTGATCGTGAGTTCGATCCTTGGACTCTAACCATCATGTGTGATGAGAACTTCAAAATCCGTGATACTTTCGAACGCTGGATGAGTTCTCTCAACCAGCATATCGGAAACACACGCGATTTTGCCGCTGCTACACCTCCGGGTTACACGGCAGATCCGGAAATCCAGCAACTATCTAAGCTGGATCTTCCTCCGATCAAAATTTACAGAATGGCAGGAGCTTTCCCAACTGAGGTTGGTGCAATCGAGACAGATTGGGGAACCAATAACACGATTGCTAAGTTCCAAGTCACTCTACGTTACCAGTGGTGGGAATCAGTTGGACCTGAAGGTTCCACGACTGACGGTCCGGGTATCCCGCTGGTTGGTTAATCAGCATAAGTATTACAGACATGGGGGCCAATCTCTTGGTCCCCTTTTCTCGATTGGAATACAATGGCTAAACCAAATTTTTTGAGCGAAGCTCTCCGACTACTTGGCTTCAAAATTGGAAACGATACACCGGAGCAGGAATATAAATCGTTTGCTATCCCACAAAACACGGATGGCGCGTCTACTATTACTGCCGGTGGAATTTACGGTACCTACGTTGATCTCGAAGGTACTGCCAAGAACGAAGCCGAATTAATTACACGCTATCGTGATATGGCGATGCAACCGGAGTGTGAGTTAGCCGTTGAGGATATTATCACAGATGCGATTGTCCAAGAAGACAACGAGCCAGCCGTCCAAATTAATCTTGACAAATTAGAACAACCAGACTCTATTAAGAATGAAATCCGGGATGCATATGATGAAGTTCTCCGTTTATTGAACTTCAATGAAGATGGTGCTCAGATTTTCAAGAGATGGTATGTTGATGGTCGTCTTTATTACCATTTGATTATCGATCCTGAGAATACTATGGATGGTATTCAGGAAGTACGTTATCTTGATCCGCGCAGAGTCCGCAAGATTCGCGAAATCAAGAAGAAAATGTCTACTGAGAATGCTGGCGTTGAAATTGTGGATGCAATCCTGGAGTATTACATCTATAACGAACGTGGTATCGTCAATGTGGATAATAATACCACTGTCGGTATCAAGATCGCCCCTGATGCGATCTGTTATGTCCATTCTGGTGAAGTAGATAGCACGCGAAATATCGTAGTAAGCTACCTCCACAAAGCTATCAAACCACTTAACCAGTTGCGTGCGATGGAAGATGCACACGTAATCTACCGCATGAGCCGCGCGGCAGAACGTAGGGTTTTTTATATTGACGTTGGTAACATGCCAACACAGCGCGCCGAGCAGTACGTCCAGAATATTATGCGGGACTTCCGCAACAAGCTGGTATACGATTCTGCAACGGGTGAAGTCCGCGACGACAAGAAATTCCTTTCAATGCAGGAAGACTTCTTCCTACCCCGTAAAGAGGGTGGGAAGGGTACTGAAGTTACAACCCTACCGGCCGGCCAGAACCTTGGACAAATCGAAGATATTGAGTTCTTCCAAAAGAAGCTGTACAAGTCACTACATGTACCGATTTCTCGTATGGAAGACATGGGTGGCGGTGGTATCGGTATGAACCGTACTGCGGAGATCTCCCGCGATGAGGTCAAGTTTGGTCGTTTTATCACTAAACTCCGCAAACGTTTCGAGCACCTATTCAAAGAGTTAATTCGTGTCCAATTGCTACTGAAAGGTGTAATTCTCCTAAATGAATGGGAGATTTTCCGCCAAGACATTCATTTCGATTACCAAAAAGATTCAGTATTTCAAGAAATGAAAGACCAGGAGATGTGGACTTCACGGTTCACACTCTTACAGCAAGTCGATCCGGAAACACCTATCGTCGGTACATACGTTTCTCGCCAGTGGGTGAAACAGAATATTCTTAAATTTAACGATGAACAGATTGAGGTAATGCAAAAAGAGATGGATAAAGAAGCTCCGACAATCGAAAAAGAGCGGCAAGACGCAGCAGAGTTGGAGACTGGCGCATTCTTCGACCAAGGAGGCAAAGGTGAGTAAGAGATACGGAGCTAATGGTCAGGTGTACATTGGGCCTACGGTTGCTAAGAAAGTAATCGAGGTCGAAACTAACACACCAGAACCTAACTCTATCAAAATCATTTGGGAGGGCGTTGATGCCGAACCAACCGAACCAAGCAAGTAAAATCGTTTTGGCATGTGAAACGGAAAACGCTGAGACTTTGGTAGCATCCGTTAACCTCGCACTAGCTGAGAAGGTAACAAACCACGTAGAAACACGTAAGAAGGTAATTGGTGCCTCTTTGATTGAGGACTACGATGTTACAGAGGATGTAGAAGAGGAAGTGACACACCCTGATGACCAAGTTTCTGAGGATACTATCGTTGTCGATAGCACTAAAGAAACCGGAGCTAAGAAGCTGAAAAATGCCGAAGCTATGGGTGATGAGGATGTAAGCAAGCGTGTGCGCTATGAAGCAACGGCGGTAGATGTTCTGAATGCCATTGTGGAAATGCGTAGGGTTGCATTTGACAACGGCGACATGACCGTTTCAATTTCTGAGAGCCAGGCAAACGCGCTTAAGAGTGTGTTTGATAACCTCAACGAAGAAAACCAAGTAACAATGCTGGAGACACTAACGGAAAGCCGTTGCGGATTCATCAAAATGGTCTCTTGGTGTTCACAAGCCGCTAAATAAAGGAGCCATATGTCAAAGGAAATCGTTAAGCTAATTGAAAGTGGTAAACTTGTGGATGCACAAGATGCCCTAAACGAATCCTTGAGCGAAAAGGCTGCCGAAATTTTAACGGAAAAGCGTAAGCAGATAGTCGCCAAGACATTCAATAAAAAGAAACAGGGAAAAGAGAAAGCCATTTTCGATGCCTCTAAAAAGAAGGCAAAGAAGGACGAAAAAGGCAAGCTTAAGAAAGTGAAGTAAAACCATGATCGTAAACGGCATCGAAGTACAGCCGCTCATCGAAGAGTGTTTGGATTACCGCTTTCTAACTGAGACGGTCGGCGGTAAGGAATACAAATTCGTTGAAGGCGTCTTCCTACAATCTCAAGTAAAAAATCGTAATGGTCGCGTCTATCCGTTAGATGTTATGGAAAATGAAGTAAACCGTTACGTGCGCGAGATGGTCGAAACAAAGCGTGCCGTCGGTGAACTGGGTCATCCGGATGGACCTACAATTAATCCGGAAAGAGTATCGCACAAAATCACGGCGATAACCCGTGATGGCAACAATTATCTAGGCAAAGCAAAAATTCTAAACACTCCGTTTGGAAAGATCGTAAGAACGTTCCTCGATGAGGACGTTAAGTTCGGTGTTTCTTCACGTGGTGTTGGTTCGCTACAGCGTCGTGGTGGTGTTGACTACGTACAGCCAGATTTCATTCTGGCAACGGCTGCCGATATCGTTATGGATCCATCTGCTCCGGACGCCTTCGTCCGCGGTATCATGGAGAGTAAAGAGTACATCTTTGCCGATGGTTTGATTCTGGAGTCCAAGATTGAAGCATGGAAAAATGCCATTAAATCTGCGTCCAGAAAGAGTTTACATGAAACGGAACTAAGAACTTACGGTGAATTCCTGAGAGATTTGGACAACAAGTTCAAATTCTAAGGATAATAAATAGTTCCGATCCATTTTACAAGGAGAGATTCATGAGCAAATCTTTTCAGGAAAAGCTGAATAAGATCTTGGCGAAGGAAGGCATGACAGGCGGTGGAGTCTTGACAGAAGACCAAGCCGACAGCCCAACCCGCGTTCATCCAGAACATGGGCAGGAAGTCACACATGGTGATATCACTGGTAACACTGTCAAGGTCGACGCCACAGGTCCTATTCCAACCGGTCTCGATAAGACACTGAAAACGAATCCTGGTCCTACAGGTCCTGCTCTTCCTACAAACTCTGATCTTCCGAACGGTGGAAAACCTGGCTACGGTCTAGGTGAAGAAACCGACGATGAAGATGAGACGGTAGACGAAGGCAAGACTCCTCCTTTCTTGAAGAAGAAAGAATCTGATGAGGACGAGAAAAAGTTAGATGAGGAAGGCCAGTCGCTTCCGGATTCTAAATCCGATGAAGACGGTAAGAGTGGTAATAGCCGTTTACATGCCGGTGAAAAACCAGCGGAGAAGTTCAACGAAGAAGCCGACAATGAAGAAGGCGAAAAGAGTTCAACTTCAGTAGCGACCGAAGAGAAGGAAGACGACGAAGACGATAAGAAAGCTGTTGAGGAAGCAACCAAAGCGTTGTTTGCCGGTGAAACAATTTCTGAAGCGTTGAAAGTTAAGACTTCCCAAATTTTCGAGGAAACGCTATCTAACCGCATCAAAGAGTATCGTGGTAAACTAAAAACACGTCTAACAAAGCAGTTGAACGAGCGTGTGGAAGAGATCCGCGAGGAGCTATCTCATAAGGTAGACGGTCACCTAGATCTCGTTGTTGAGAATTGGGTTAAGACCCATGAAGTGGCTCTCGAAAGCGCCATCCGAGCACAGCTAGTGGAAGAATTCATTGGTGGCTTGAAGTCGTTGTTCGAGGAACACTACATTGAGATTCCGGAAACGAAGGTAGACGTTGTTGTCGAAATGACAAACAAAGTTACCGAACTAGAAGGAAAGCTTAATGAGCAAATCGAAGCTAATGTCCAGCTACAGAACAAAGTTCGCCTAGCTGAAAAGACCGAAATCTTCACCAGAGTGTCAAAAGGTATGATTGCGACACAAGCGGAGAAACTACGTGACATGGCAGAAGGTGTTGAGTATCAGACCGCAGAACAGTACGAGAAAGCGTTAACCACGCTGAAAGAAACTGCAACCACTGCACCTGCCACTCAGAAGACACAGAAGTCAGGCAAGACGTTAGCAGAACAGACTTTAGAGCAGAATCCGAATGCAGCCACAGCCTCGAAAGAGATGGGCGCAGTGAAGGATGTTCTAGCTCGAATGGCTAAAAAGTAAGGATTTTATAAATAACTCTGAAACATAAAGTTATTTAAAAGAATCTGAGAGTTTCAAGGAGAATCAGTAAATGAATCCACAAGTAACTACAGACCAGCTAGTTGAAAAATGGGCTGAAGTTCTCGATGACGATAGTTTTGGTAAACTGACGAATCGCCATAAGCGCCGCGTCCTTGCGACGGTTATGGAGAATCAGAAGGAAGAGTTCAAGAAGACCGGTCAGATTCTTGCCGAGGCCGCTCCAACATTGAGCACAGGCACCGGTATTGCGAATTTTGATCCTATTCTGATTTCACTAGTTCGTCGGGCGATGCCAAACCTTATTGCTTATGACGTGTGCGGTGTGCAGCCGATGGTTGGACCTACGGGCCTAATCTTCGCCATGAAGTCACGTTACACAAGCAAGACGGGAACGGAAGCGCTATTCAACGAAGCTGACACCGCTTTCTCTGGTGCAACAGCAGCCGGTTTCAGCGGCACAGCACATGCTGGTACTGATCCGGTAGCAACTGGCTTCCCGCCAACAGCAACCGGTTATACAACTGGTCGTCCATTCAGCACAGCACAGAGCGAAGCGCTCGGTGATGGTGTTGGACCTGACTTCCAGCAAATGGCATTCAGCATCGAAAAGATTTCAGTCGAGGCAAAGAGCCGCGCTCTGAAGGCCGAGTACAGTGTTGAAGTTGCACAGGACCTAAAGGCAATCCACGGTCTAGACGCTGAAACAGAGTTGGCAAACATTCTGTCGGCAGAAATTTTGACCGAAATCAACCGCGAAATCATCCGCACAATCTACTTCTTGGCAGTACCTGGCGCCCAGTATGCAACAACTCCTGGTGTGTTCGACCTTGATGTGGACGCAAACGGTCGTTGGAGCGTTGAAAAGTTCAAGGGTCTTCTGTTTGGTGTAGAGCGCGATGCTAACGCAATCGCGAAGGCAACCAGACGCGGTAAGGGTAACGTAATCATCTGCTCCAGCGACGTGGCTTCGGCTCTCGTCATGGCCGGTAAGCTTGACTACACACCTGCCCTAAGCACAGACTTGACAGTTGATGACACTGGCAACACGTTTGCTGGAGTTCTGAACGGTCGCTACCGCGTCTACATTGATCCTTACTTCGGTAATGCTGGCGCAAACGAAGAGTTCTTGCTAGTCGGCTATAAGGGAACCAACGCATATGATGCTGGTTTCTTCTATTGCCCATATGTGCCATTGCAACTCTTCAGAGCACAGGATCCTGACACGTTCCAGCCAAAGATTGCGTTCAAGACACGTTACGCCGTGGCACCGAACCCATTCTGGAGCGACAGCAACGCATCCTTGCGCGCAAACAGCAATCCATACTACCGCATGATTAAGGTCACAAACCTTCTGTAATCTGAGCGGAATACAAATTAAACTGACCGCTTGAGAAGCGGCGATTAACTAAGGGTAGCTTCGGCTACCCTTTTTTTATTTGGTCACAAGATTAACCAAATAAATACTTTACGAAGGAAGTCATAAGTATGCCTAATGCTGGATTCATTATTTTAAATTTAAATACTTTAGAAGGATATCTGGTACCACAGGACATTTGGCTATCCATTACCGCTCAACTTCCTAATACTTTTAGTTTGACTTGGAAAACACCTCCTAGTTTTACGTATTTTGTTAACCCAATTTCCGGAAATGATTCAAATACAGGATCGAGTATGGAATCTGCTTGGTTAACACTTGATAGGGCAAATGCTCAAAATCTCCAAATAGGAGAAACTGTGGGACTATTATTTGAAAATAATTGGCTATTGTATAGGACTATAAATATGACAGTAGATCGGACCGAACTTACCGCAAACATCATTACTGGGAGTGCAGATGCTTTCTAAAATTTCTCTTATTCTTATCCTTTGTTTTTCATTATATGGTCAAGTTGTTACAATTCCAGATAATGTAAAGATTAAGGACCTTCCGAGCAAAATAAATCAAAATTTCAATTCTACCGTAAAGTTCACGTCGGGAGAAACTATCCCGTCAACCTGTGATTCTTCGAAAGGTATAGCGTTTTTAAAAACGGATACCAATCAATGGTATGACTGTTTGGATACCAACGTGTACGGTCTCCGAATCAATGCTGGTGCTGATGGTAAAGTAAACATCGGTAATATGGAATTTGACCCAACAAATGGTTTTAAGGGTCCCACATTCCCGTGTGTGGGTTCACCTGGTGACACCACCGGACCACATCGAGCATTTTGTATTTCTTCTTCCAATCAGACATATATTTGCGCTAATGGTGATGGATGCTCCGTCGCGGATGATTGGGTTACCCAAACTAACGATAGTTTCCCAGGGGTTAGCTCTAACAACAACAATGGACTCAATGTTCTTGGAGAAGTTGCCATTGGCGTCGGACAACCAACGAAAATCACTGTCAATAGTACCACTATCAATGAACTTCCTGGTAATGCAGGTTGTGCTGCGCTCCTGGCGTTAAACCCTACGTGGCCGGTTGATTATTGTACTCCGGTGCAAGGTCAGGTACTTCAAATCAATGATGGTACCGACGCAGCGGACAGCACAGTTGGTGGTGGTTCCAATGAACATTACGTTAAGTACACACCTACTGGATATGTTTCGCTGAACTCTACGGGTCCTACCGGACCGGCCGGGGCGCCCGTTTCATCTCCTGAAACTATTTCCACAAATTGCAATGGAACGCAAAATTGGGCAATTACTTCCGGAAAATATATCGGTCGTCTCACTTTAACCGGTAGTTGTGTTCTCACAATTAGTAATATGTCATCCGGCGGATTTTACGCGGTGATTGTTACACAGGGCGCGGGCGGATCGCACACACTAACATTAGGAACAGGATCTACGTCTTCTTCTAATGCCTGCACCCAAAACAGCGATTTTAAGGTCGGTGGTGGTGGAGCGGGAGCAGTGACCCCCACGGCGGCTGCCGGATCTGTTGATGTCCTCGCTATTCTTTATGAGGGGACGTATTGCCTTTCGAATTATAGAGGAAATTTTGACTAATGAGACTCCTTTTACTAGGTTTTATATTTGCGGTTTTGGCTTTCGGACAGAATCCACCGTCAATATTTTTTACAACTAATGTAGCCACCGGACCGGCGTCAACCCCAACATTTTCACCGGTCGCCGGTACAGTATCTTCCGGTACAAATGTAACCATTTCAACAGCTACATCTGGTTGCGATCCATATATCTACTACACGATTGACGGGTCGACACCAGATGCCGGTGACACAAACAGTACTGTAAACAATGTCACCTCATCGAGAACAATTAAGGCTAAAGTAATAGGTTGTCCTGGATACCCCGATTCCGCTGTAGGTAGTGCCGCATATACTGTGGTGTTGCCTCCGACTGATACATTTACCGGATCAAACGGTACGAATCTAACGTCACACACCAGCGATTCGGGACATACATGGACTGCCAAGGGAGCGAACTCGGTTATCGCTCTAGACGGTTCGGGTAACGCCGTAGCAAGCAACGAACTGGGAACAACAGGGGCTGTGTATTTCTCCAGTTACGCTCCACCAAGCGCGGATTACTATGTGGAATTAACTACAACCACGACAGATAAGTCTGTACAAGTAATCTGTAGGGGAACCGGTACAACCAGTCTCGTAAATGGTTATTTTGGAGGATACAACCATACAGCCACTCAGTTGTGGATTCGCCGATATCTTACCGGTGGAGCCTCGACTATCGGCACCTTTACTTGGACTCTGAGTGCCGGTGACGTGATACGCCTGTCATGTGTCGGAAGCAGTATTCAATTATCGGTGAACGGTGACGTTAAAATTAGCGCAACAAACAGTGACGTTACGGCTACCGGATCTGCAGGAATTGGTGTTCGTACAGGCGGGTCTATCAATGGATGGGGAGCAGGTCAATAAATGAAACGACTTTTGTTACTAATTCTACTACTGGCAACGGCGTCATTTGGCGCCGTTACCAGCGAAGTGCATATCACCGAGACCACAGGATCGGATCAGGTTGACAGGCCTATAATAATCTCTCGCGTTTTCAAACAAGGAGAGATTATGTTGTTTCCCAAGCCGATCTTTCAAGGGGCTGCACCCTCAATCTATCAGATAAACCGCAAAACTTCGTGGCCAGACGGTTCAGCAGCCCATACAATTATCAGTTTTCCGGCCACTCTTTTAGCAAACACCACAAATATTGTTTCGTTCGTTAGTGATACCAGTCCATGCCACTTGGCAAATACAACTCTGTGTAATTTGGCATCTTTGACACAAACTCAGATGTTGGATCATAATGGGGGTACCTGGGAAGCAAGTATCAATATTACTAACGGTACAACACTAACGGCTGATGCCCGTACGATGATGGCAGCCGGTGCGTGGCGATATTGGATTCAAGGTCCTTACCTAAATCAAGTGATTATCGAGGATCGTACATCGTCATTAGCCTATGATCTTGGATGGGATGCATATGAGACTCTTCATCCGATGTTTATCGCAACCTTCCACGCAGGATGGCCAGGAGTAAAGATGGATTATATTCTGGAGAACTGCTGGACAACTAAGCTTCAGAATATGTCTTATTCCGTGGCTTTGAACACATCGGCTGGTTCTCCTGTATATACCAAGAGTACGTTTACCCATCATGCTCTTGCTAGATGGCGTAAAACATTTTGGGACGGCACCGAACCAGGAGAGGTAAAGATCGATTACAACTTACCTTACATGATAAAGACCGGCTCGGTTCCACCATTTGACACATCACGTACATTCACTGAGACCCATATCCTCGCTAGTCTTAACTCCTTCGCCAACCATGATGATTTCCTTGGGGACATTATGGGAACTGACCCGTCGTATGGTGGGGACTGGTTCAAAGGCTTCGCTGGCATGAACCCCGAAGCGCCTATACAGCGTTGGGATGCTGGCTACCTGTACACGTTCGATCCGCGTATGGAGGATTTACGGCGTAAGAACGCAGATGTAAGCGGTTATGTGCCTATCCACTACCGAGAGAGCCTCACAGGGAGAACCTTCTGTGCATTGTCGGAACAGTGTGTAACTGCTGGCTTACATACCGCCGATGCCTTCGGACGACCTATCTCTATTGACGCGCGGCCCACCGTACGGGAAATTAACCGTAACCAAGGGGCAGTGTTGGCGGCTGACAAAGTTACACCAGTTGGCACGCGCACCATGGGTGGATGGAATCCAGATACAGCGCATCTATACCCGATGACGTACATTGCCTACCTCACGAGTGGTGATTACTATTGGTTGGAAGAGATGTATTTCTGGGCTTCGTGGTGTCTTACTAGAGGGCAACCTCCGACGAATTCCGGTATCACCAACGCGCGGCATTTAGATTGGGGCTTTATGCCATCTGGAGAAGAGATCCGTGGTGAGGCATGGTCTATGCTGGCAATTGGTATGGCATCGCTGGTTTCTCCGGAGACAGACCCAGAAAAATATTACTACGGTCAGAAGCTTGCCAATAACATCGCGATTCGGGAAGGCCGGCACAAGATTCTCGATGGTAACTTCTATGAACCTTGTACGTCATCTCCATTCAACGCGGCCACAGAAACCTCTAAGCACTGTTGGGGGCAGTACTACATTGGCGCAAACGCCACCAACCCTTTGCAGTTTCTAGACAACGGTGTAATCGCATCTTTGGCTGGTCTAGAGCCGGGAGCTTACACGGTAGGCTCTCCTTGGATGTGGAATTATAACCACTTCGTATTTGGGTGGTTGGAGAAGCTAGGGTTCACTAGCATTACACCATTGCGTACGACCGTAATCAAGAACCTATTGCACCAATTACGCGATCCGGACTATAACCCGTATCTGGTTGACGTGTTTCATACTGCGGTAAAGACTACCGCAACGGGTAATCCGTTTATCCAGACATGGAGTGAGATGAAATCGCTCATATCAGATTCAGATAAAACCGCACTTACCAGTACCACTCCTGTTGGGTATGTGGCGAGAGCTATTGCTGGTGCTGTATTTTTACCTGGAATAAATGACGGTGATTTGATCGGTCAGGAAGCGTGGGACTGGCTTCATGCCCATGCCGGCGCTGTATACTCAGCACAAAACTCAACCGGTGATTTAGTCTACGCCTTTACTCCGTATGATGACTCCGAACCGGTCGAACCCCCAAGCATTACGACTACCACGGTGCATCCAGGTACGACGGGGCTTCCATACAACAAAATATTGCTTGCCTCTGGGACCGGGACGCTTACGTGGACTGTAACAGTCGGAACTTTACCCACGGGTATTACACTATCGTCACCGGGAGTTTTATCTGGAACTCCTACCACCAGTGGTCAGTTTATTTTTACGGTACAAGTTACTAATTCCGTTGGATCCTCTGATACTAAGGAATTTACTTTAAATATCGGTAAACCTTCTGCATTTAGTGGTTTGGGTGTTTCCGGAATAGAATTTAAATAACCAATTGGGGTGGTTAAGCCACCCCTTATTTGACCATAAATACTTCCGATGAATTGTACTTGGGTAGAATGTGATGCTATCGCCAAACACCCTCAGTTTTCTAAAACAGGTGAACGGTGGGCAAATCTCTGCAATCACCATAATGCGGTATTTGTAGCGATTATTGAAGACGGACTTCCGGGGCCTATCCTAGGTGCTTGGGTGAAGGCACAAGGTGGCGCAAAGAAAACTTCTATAAGGATGTAAGATGAGCGAAGACTATAAGGACATTGGTGTCTATAATAGACAGCCGAAAAACGTCAACGAGCTATTAGAGAACAAATTTACCTTTGCAATCCGTAAACTTCCGGAAGTGTCTTTCAAGTGTCGTTCAGCTAACATACCTGCCACATCATTACCCGTAGCTTGGCAGAAAACCAATCTGAATCCAATTCCTCACAGTGGTTTGAATATCGAATATCAACCTCAGGAAATAGAGTTCATTGTGGATGAGGATTTAAACAACTACGTTGAACTTGTGAATTGGATGCGAAAATTGGCTATGCCAGTTAATAGCAGTGGTTACAGTGATTTGAAAGCGAACGGTATTGGTTCCGACCCAAATCGTGGCCTCGTGTCAGATGCCGTGCTTGTGATTTTAACCAATGAATCTATTCCAAATATTGTCTGTTTCTTCCGGGATGCGTTCCCAATTTCACTCAGCGAAATCCGATTCACCAATAATACAGACAATCCCGACCAACGTGTAGCAATCGCACAATTTGCATACACGTGGTACGATTTGATGAGTGTTGATGAGCCGGAATACTCGAAAGAACAAACACCATAAGTAATGGTGTGACTTTAACAGAATTGCAAGATCAGGTAAAACGTGACCTGAAACTCAATGGCGACCAATTAAATCATGATGCAGTTATCACTCCAGAAATACACCACACCTACAGTTGTATGCTCCGCAGAGAACGCGACGCCTTAAAGAGGTTAGAGCGCGAGTGGGATGTACTGTACTTGCAACAGTGGGAATATTACCGCAAGAAAGCGGATCCAGAAGTATACGAAAAGAAACCACTATTAAAGAAAATCATGGATGCGGATGTTAAGTTGTACTTAGCTGCCGATCCTGATTTACAGGAATTACGTGCCAAAATCGAATCTAAGGAAGAGATTATTGACTTCCTTAAGCGAACATTGGAACAAGTGGCACAACGCACGTGGTTAATACGCAACGCCATCGAATACTACAAATTCGTAAATGGTGGTGCTCCTAAGGACGACTAATAATGGCACGGCTTGAAGACAAGACACTCTATATCGGCAAAAAGAACGAAACATTCCTGAATGTTTATGCCGTGGACTCTATCATCTCATCCTTAGTGGATTTCTTCAGCTTCTACGTGCCTGGGTTCAAGTTCAATCCGAAGTACCGAATGAAGCTGTGGGATGGTAAAATCCGTCTTTTCGACCGCCGTACGAATGAAATATACGCTGGACTTCTACCACATATCAAGGAGTACGCCAAATTAAATGAGTACGACATTGAATGGCTTGACCAACCCCTCGACGTTGAAGAGGAGTTTTCGGTCATTGAAGCTCAGGACTTTGCAGCGTCCCTCAATCTCCACGCAAAACATGAAGGAGAATTCAAACCAATTACACCGCATGACTACCAGATTGCGGCATTCCGGCATGCAGTCCAATCTAAGAGATGTATGCTGCTCTCTCCTACGGCAAGTGGTAAGTCACTCATAATCTACCTGTTACTAAGATACTACCAGCAATTTACGGACAAGAAAATCCTTATTGTTGTTCCTACAACCTCTCTGGTAGCACAGATGTACACTGATTTTGGTGAATATTCATATGCTGACAAATGGGATGTGCGCGATGAAGCCCACATGGTATACGAAGGACAAGACAAGGGTTCAGAGAAACAGATCATTATTTCCACTTGGCAGAGCATTTACAAACTAGGACAGCACTATTTTGACCAGTTTGATATGGTAGTTGGTGATGAAGCTCATTCTTTCAAAGCCAATTCGTTAACCTCTATCATGAAGAAGTGCACCGGTGCTCCCTATCGTTTCGGGACAACTGGTACACTAGATGGCACGAAAACCCACAAGCTTGTCTTGGAAGGCCTTTTTGGTAAAGTCTACACTGTCACAACAACGAAGAAGTTGATGGACGACGGCGCCGTGGCAGACATGAAGATTAATTGCCTCATGCTGCACTATCCTGAAGAAATCTGTAAGAAAATGAAAGGTGCCACATACCAAGACGAAATCGACTTCTTGGTATCCTGTGAAAAACGCAACCGATTCATTAGAAACCTTGCACTTTCATTAAAAGGGAACACGCTGATACTATTTCAGCTAGTCAAACGTCACGGTGAACCACTTTATGAAGATATTAAAAACCATGCGGCGCCAGGGCGCAAAGTGTTTTTTGTCTCTGGAAAAACAGCTACAGAGGATAGAGAACACATTAGAAAGATTGCTGAAACCGAAAAAGATGCCATTATTGTTGCGTCTTATGGTACATTCTCTACAGGTATTAATATTCGCAATCTCCCTAATATTATTTTTGCTTCTCCATCAAAATCCCGAATTAGAATCCTTCAATCGCTTGGTAGAGGGTTGCGAAAAAGTGAATTAAAAGACCTACTAAATCTTTATGACATATCAGATGTTCTCCAATATAAGAGCCACAGAAACCACACATTGAAACATTTCATTGGTAGAGTGGAGATATACAATTCGGAGAAGTTCGATTACAAGATTTTCAAAGTCCAATTAAAAATATGAGCGACCACAATCAATGTACTGGCTGCAAATACTTTGGTAAAGAAACCTATCCTCTAAACACA